CAGCGATGATAACATACCGGGTTTGCGTAATTCAAGCCAGGTCTGTGGACCTTCATCATGCCAGCAATAATCTATAGTATACCCCATGGATTTTGCCAATTCAAAAACTAAACTACCGGGTGTATAACTGCCGTCTTTCTTTTCTTCCACTAATTTTACTGCTGGCCAACGATCGCAGTCATTGAACGTCAGCATAAACACACCACCTGGTCTTAATTTGGTATAAATTTCCGACAGGTATTTCTTAATCACTTCCAGGGGCCTAAAGTTAAAAAAGTGACACCCTACAATTACACCAAACTGTTCGTTGGGCAATCGGTCTAGCAGCGGATCGTCAGTGTGTTCTTTAATAATATATGGACGCAGTCTTCTCTGATATTGCGGGTTAAATTTCGTTAATACTGGTTCTAAAAATTGATGGCTAACTTCAACGAGATATAAGGGATCGTATCCCACCATATCATCAATGAAGTTGGCAAATCCCGGGCGGAAAATCATAGCGGGATAATGCCAATCCACTGTTTTCTTAACTCTAGAATAAAACAATTCAAGATTAATATCGGGTTGCCAACGCCTACCTAGAATATGGTGCGCATCGTAGATACTTTCATCATGGTATGCTCTATAGCTTTGTTGAAATAATACTCGTTCCGCTTCTTCAATGTTGCTTTTTAAGTTGCGTTTAATCTCAGCTAATTCATTGTCAAAAGAATTAAATGCTTCTTTGATAGCTGCATGGCTGTTGATAATCTTATCGACATCAGTAGACGAATGCACGGACATTACATGAGAAAATTCTTGTAAAGCGATATCCGCCTTCTCTAGTATAGGCGGAACCGACAGCTTATCCAGTTGATTTTTAAAATGTACTAATTCCGTTACTGTCATTTAAAACTCAAATAGTGATTGGAAAGTATTTTCTGTGTTAGTGGCACTTGCTAGATCCCAGTTTAGTACACTTAGCAGGTTATCGATCTTTTGATCTACAATTGTGGCTTCCATTAAACTGTGGTCAAATGGCAATTCCTTAAACCATTCGGGCAAGCGTTGTTCATCTGTAGGATAACCAATACTAGTCCAACCTAGTGGATTAGCCTTTAGTTTGCACACCACAGTTTTCATACCATCAACGATCTGCATACTATATTTGTCGCTGTTCATTCTGCGCAGATTATTCCAATTTAATGCTGCACGAACATGACCGGGAAGATTAGCCTTACCCGCAGCTTCTTCTTTCTTGGTGTATGTAGTTAGATTGTTAACACGTTTAGGAGTGCCTTTTTCCCAAGCTGGTCTATCTTTAAACGCATATTTAAATTCTCGTATTCTTTCAATAATATCATCACGTGATGTACCCGTCAAGACCTTTTCCAGAATCTCATACAAGAACTCCTGCACCACTTTAGGAGTATCTGATCTTTTTAGATCCAATCCCATGGCCTTAATCTTTCCAGGATTACCATCGGTATCCAATCGTTTACCTTCAAGGTCATAGATCAACACAGCATAGCGTTTCTTGGTAATAAACAAACTGTTAGATGCCACCAGCTCGCGCCCTGCTTTGATCAGTTCGCCCATCTCTCGCGGGCAGTGGAATGCCTGTTCCATAAATGCTGGAAATGATTCGTTAACTTGATCAGCAATATTATCATATAACTGTATACACATGTCCTTGTTCCAGGTCATTGCGCCCTTAGCTACGTCGTCTTTAATCGCGGGCCAAGCAGTAAAGTAACATGAGTCTGTATCACCATATACGATGGCTTCGCCTACATGATCCTTAACACCCATGATACATTCATTGATATGACCGGCCATATGACGAGCAATACTACGACCAGTCAGCGTAGTTGACTGTCCAATACGCTTGTCAAAGAACCGACAATGTTGATTAAGAATAGCACCATATAAGCTGTTTAGGTTAATTTTCTTAACCAACTGACGCTTATCCCAAAATGCTATTTCTTTTGGATCGGTAGCTGCTTTCTTCTTGGCCTGTAGTTCTTTACGTTCAGCATACCACCGCTCCAGCAGTCCCGGGACAACACCCTTGCGCTCATAAGTGACAATGGTACCATTAGCAGTCAGTATCCAGGGTTGGTTACTGTTAAACACCATGTTCCAGATCTCAGCAGCCGAGTGTACGGACTTCTCACCATTCTGCCAGTCTACAGTGATCTCAGTACCGCGTTGCTGTTCCATCACCGCAGTATATTCTAACGATGCAAATATACCTTCCCATGCTGCTGTTGCAGATTTTCCCTGACTGATAAGATCATCAAGATATCGATCGGTCATTACCGGACGTAATTGACCAATTACCGTTTCCATTCCCATATTCAACGCACGAATAGCTGATGGATACAGACTGTTAATATCCACAGCACCAATCCATTCGTGTATACCTTTTTTAGGATACGCAACATAAGCACCTGCCGCCGCGGCAGTATCCTCATCGTGTAATCGTTGTTTCTTATTGGGAACGACCAATCCACGCTCATGTGCTTCATTGATAATAGCCTGTTCCGTCACCGCCACTGCACTCATGGTCTTCTGCAGAGTTACTGTGTTAGCGTGTGCTAGTTCATTGGCTAGGTCCAAGAAGCGTAACTTGGTGTCAAGTTTATTCAGGATCATTGTATCCTGTCTGTTATATTCAATAAACTTTTTAAAGTTTTGATTATACAGTTGATCCAGTGTTCCTTCGTATTGTGTCTTGTGTTCGTTTAACTCATACTCAGCAATAGCATCCAGACTATAACTATGTCGTTCCTCATATGTATATTGTATATACAACTGCATATAATCCAAATGTACCCGCCCAATTAAATCATATGTTGTGCTGGTAGTGCCATAGCGTTCGTAGTCGCGTGGCTTGGGATATTGTCCCCAAAGACAGAACCTACGAGTGTCGTCCTTACTCAACACACGAGTAATACGATTCACTGTGTAGGGAATATCATAGCCCTCGCTATTCCAACCTGACAGTACATCTGCATCTTCAATTAGATCCAGGAAAGTTTTTAGCATCTCCTCCTCACTATCAAATACAATAGTGTTTTCAAATTCCGATGCTATCTCCTGTGCTGTCTCCATGCTCATGTGTTTTGGTGGAATAACCAAGGTGACCAATTGATCTATCCATTGCAGATAGACTGATATTGCGGTAATAGCATTAAATGGATCTGACGTAGGACTGTATCCTCGTTCTTTGTGGAAGTCTACCTCAATATCGAAAAACGCTGCGTGTAGTGTTGGCGCATCTTTGTCTTTATAGTTTTCTTCCAGACAACGGAACACGGGGTTAATATCGGATTCGTAAAGTTGCCGACCTTTTTGCACCGCCACTTCCCTACGAAACTCTTTTAAGTTCCGGCTGGAGAAACGAGCCACAGAAGTTCCATATATTGACTGGAACTTACCACGGGGATCATCATAATAAAATATGTGATTGGCTGGATATTCTTTGTATACTCTTTTACCATCAACACGTTCTACAATATGTATACGATCCGCGTCGCGGGAATATAATGCGTCTACATAACTCACTTAAAGAGTTTTCCCGACCTGTGTTAGGATAGTTTCCAACAATTCATGATCCTGCTGTTCGCGGCCAAATTCAGATTTGTGTGCTAACCGAATTGCCTTTTTAAGGATACCGGGTTTAATTTCCAATTCTTCTGCTACGGCTTTAATGGTGTCATTCAATCCACCGGTAAGTGTTTCGATTTCCTGCATAACTGCCATACCCTCGTTAATCATTGATTCGAGTTTTTTAGTAGCTTCGCCTGAAAAGATTCTGTCTGACATAATAGTTCCTTGTTAAAAATATATTATACATTAATCGCTATATTAAACAAGAGTAATGGTAAAATGGGGGTTACTTTATCCCCCGCCCACTACGCGGGGCAGTTCAATTGCACGGACGCCTTTACCGCAGCATCAAACGGTCCCTAAGGCAGGGTCTTTAACCCCCAAATACTTAATAGCGTATTCTCGGGCTTTTTGTTTATTTTCGGGGGTGTATACTTTATCAAGAGCGTCCCACCCACGTAGTATAATCCACTCTTCTTTTTGCTCGTCCCACTCCATATGGGTACTGACTCTTACCAAGTCTACACTCTCTGCAGGAAATTTATTGTGCCGTGTGGCATTAAATCCATATCCAATATCAGGGGGATTTTTGTGTCGCCCTGTTGCATCTATGTACTCCCCTGTTCGAGAATCCATTACATAAGCGTGAGTCAACGCCCAATGTCGATCATCGGTTTTTATACTTTGTTGCATATGTGGATCTAATGCTGCAAATTCGTCAGGATCTAAGTATATGTCTGGCATCTCATCAAAGAATTCGTAAATAAATCCCAATTGATACCTCCAGAAATCAATGTTATGTATCGTGAGGGCTAATACAGCACATTGCCCTTGCATAAACTGTGCTTGGGTTAATTGTCGACTGATATCTTCTGTTTCTGTAATAATTTCGTGTATATGCATAGGTTATTTGTCGCCGTAACGTCTGTCTATTCAGGTAGGTGCGTATGGATTACGCTTGTAATCACTGTCGTCACCTTCCTGTTGTTCGGGATATACTGGATACTCGTTATCAAACTGCATTAGCTTTACCTCTAGGTTTCCAATTGTAATCTACATTAATCACTGATATATTTTTATCAGCATAATATTTATTTACATCAAACTTGGGATCTGTAATCTTCATACGTGTTTTGGTACCATCATCAAAATATACACGCCAAACAAAATATTGTCCCGGCTTTAGGTCGGGAATATTGTCGTCGGGTGTAGGCGGCGGCGGAGCAGGAGGTGCAGCAGGCGCAGCGGCTGGTGCTGCTGCGTTGGGATCTACAGCTTCTTTAACTTTTTTTTTTACTTCTGCTAATAGCATATTGTATTCGTACTTGGCAGATTCATATACTGCTGGATTGCCAATAACGTTATACCCAGATGCCATGGCCCAGGCTAAAAAGTTAGTTGATTCTGAAAAATCAAAAGAACCTTTGTGCTTCATTTTACGGAAGTCACCTTTCTTAACATCCAGAGCTTTATTTGTATGAGCCCCTGTTCCTGGACCAGCTGTCTGAGCACCCTTGGCCACAAGGTTTCTTGCTTGTGCGCTTACCAATGCATTACGGTTAGGATTTCCTTTAAGTGGATCCGCCGTCTTCATGGTCAAATCTTCAGGTTTCTTTAAATTGGTCAGTGTATCAGAACGAACTGTCATGTTGCCGGCGATACCTTCTTCCATGGAGCCAAAACCTTGTCCTGGTCGTGGCGCACCTTTTTGTGTACCTTTATAGTATCCACCAAACTTGGCACCTGTTGCGTCATTGGCTGCACGTTTCATACTCTTGGGCTTGGAGTTATTCTTTGACTCAGTTTGTGGTGGGTAATTTTGGGGATTTAATTGTCGCATTTGGCGTTCGTATTCTTTGGGATCTGTTTGGCTGAGGTTTTGGAGGTACATATAGCGTTCGTATCCTTTGGGATCTGTTCGGCGGTAGTATTCGAGTTTCGACTCAGGTGGTGCTTTTTTCCTAGGTGCAGGCTCTTCGTACCCCGGCGCAGGCATCGCTTGCCCCATTTCAGGGCTAGGCTGTGCCTTTACTGGTGGCGCAGGTTGTGCTTGCTGTGGGGCAGGGCTAGGGCGTACTGGTGCGGGTTGTGCCGGCTGTGGAGCAGGTGCCGGCCGTGCCGGCGCAGGCTTAGGACGTACTGGTGCAGGTTGTACTTTTTCAGTACCGTCCGGATTATAGTGTTGATTAAAATAGTCCTCAGCGCCACTTTTTGGTGCCATGACACCGCCTTCGCGTCTACGTCTTTCAGCTTCGTCTGAACTGATTGTTGTAGTAACTGGTCCAGTTTGTTGCGCAGGTTCTTCAGGTGCAGTTGTTTTTGGTTGTGCTGGTTGTTGACGCGGCACGGGTTGAGCTGGCATTGGTTTAGCTGTCTCCGGCGGCTTAATGTCAGGTTGTCGTTTTGCTTCGGCATCTGTACCAGGACCCCATAGTCCGTCTGCAACGAGTGCTGGATTCTTCTTTCTTAATTCTTGTTGCCAATCATAAACCTGCGGATCAGCACCTGGTGCCAACCCTGGGCGTGATTTTTGTGGTGCAGGAGCAGCACTCTGTGGTGCCGGAGCAGCACTCTGTGGTGCCGGAGCAGCACTCTGTGGTGCCGGAGCAGCACTCTGTGGCGCAGGAGTTGGTACGCTAGGAGGAGCAGCATATTGTGAATTATTTGGTGCTAATGGATTAGTAGTATCTACTGGGCTACTGGGCATATTAGGAACAGCATATTGTGAATTATTTTTTGCTAATGGATCAGAAGTGTCAGTTGGTGCCTTTTTCCCAGGTGCAGGTTGTTCGTACCCCGGCGCAGAAGTAGTACCACCCAGTTGAGGGCCGAACTTCTGCTGCCATTGCTGCGTCCTCTGGTTGAACTGATCTTTAGTTTCTACGTCAGGCAAATAGGCCGGAGGATTATCTCTAAAGGTTTGATCTATTTTCGGCTCGGGCGGTGCAGCCTTTTTCTTCGGGACTATTGTAGTGTTATCAGGGCCATATTCGTAATCGCTGAAATTAAATGGAGTTTTGCTGGCAGGAGCCGGACCTTTTTGATATTGCATTTCAGGGGGATTAGCTGGCGCAGGACCTTTTTGATATTGCATTGCAGGTGGCGGGGTGCCTTGGATCGACCATGTCGGCCGGCGCTGTTGACTTCTATATCCACTAAATGCTCCGCCGCCAGTGTCGGATCCAACAAATCCATTAGCAGTATAATTGTTTGATTCTCCTGCTTCCGAAATTCTTTTTCCAGATGTGGATTTCATCCATTTACCTAATTCTTTGGATAATCCTTCCTGAATATTTCCCTGTTGGATCATTTGTTTGATTGCATCTACGGCAGCTTGTCGTCCTTGCTCTTGATTGTTAGGATATTTTTTAAGCATAGCCTGTATAGTTTCTCGCCATTTGGGATGACCATATATTTGAGAAGGTTTGATTTCTCCAGGTGCAAACTCCTGGGGCTTCATTTGTCCAGATTGGAATGCCTGCATCATAGTCTGTGTATCTCTAGCTGCTTGATCAGCTATGCTATCTTCTTTAACTTTTTTTTTATTCTTGTTATCCAGCATACCACGTTTGTTGGCTGTGGCCCAAGCAATGCTTTCGGCATCTTTCTTTGACTTGCCGGCCTTTTCCTCGCTCTTTTCAACATACCCAACAAAACGATCTACCTTTTTGCCTTCCGACACACCTTTCTCTTTTGGTTTAGCAGACTGATGACGCTTGACTTCCTTGCGACACTTGGTGCAATGTAGCACCCCATCCATGTCGTCGTGCTGACTAGTTTCTTGATAAGTGCCTTTTTTACAAGCAGTACATTTCTTACCCGTCATATCAACTGTCCCACTGTCGCTTTCCGACATTATGGGTGTTAAGAAATGACTTGCAGGATCAACTTCCGTAGTATCGTCAACCATACCAGAAACATTTTTCCAATTAGGAACACGTATAGTGGCTGCTGTTCCATCTACCTCAATAACCTCGGCCGAATGCCCTTTAAACAGTACATGATCACCAACATCAAATACACCAGCACCTTCTGATTCAGATGCATCGCCTTCTCCAAAACTATGTCTTTTAAATTTGGTGATAAGAGCGTGTGCTTGACGACGATTAACCAACTGTGAGCCCAGCTTTTCATCTAACTCCATGCCATCTTCGCCATGCCAATAGTCGCTTAATTTATGTGACAATCTTTCAACTTGACTGGGGTCTACAATATCCTGTAAGAAACTTGCTGCTTTACGTATAACTTCATTATGGTCACCGGAATCACTATTGAAAGGTGCGTATTCACTGTTAGTCCATCTGTCGAATAGATCTCTGATAGTACGTGCCTTATTTCTTCTCGAACGGTCATTTTCAAACAGGTTAAACAAATTCATTATGCTTCCTCAATATAATCATCAGTGCCACCGCTTTCGTGTTTGGCTCTACGGTGTGCCATATACATTTCCAATGCTATTTGGCATTCATCCAGGGTCTTAAATCGAGACCGCATTTCTTTACCAGCACATTTAATACAGAACCCATCGCGCTCATCGCCATGTATTTCCACTAGCGTACTACCACCACCGCCACTCAGTCCAACTTCTTCACCTACCGGAATATGTATAGTCTTAACAGGTGCAGTTTCACGGCTTTCACGTGCATATGTGGGGTTTGATCCGCCGCCCGATGCTGATGAATGTGGACCTTGTGTTGGATCTTCTTCCATATCACTTACATGGGTCGGGTCTTTAGTTTGTAGTGTTCGATCACGTAATTCTTTTTTCTTTAAATCTAAATCTTGTTTTTGTTTTTTAATTAAAGTTTTGTCCTGTTTACCATCTTCCGCGGATTTGAGATAGTCGGCTAGTCCTTGTTTAACTCGGGCCAGTACATCTTCTTCAACAGTATCTTCAGCAAACTCTACACCCGACACGCCGGGACTAAACATTTCGTCAGTTCTTTTCAGGTAGTTGAAAAGGGCTGGTTTTTTCTGTCGAGATTCTGTAATAGTCCCGCTTGCCTGGGTATCGATACGTCCTTCCAGGGCAGCTAATCTTTCAACAATACTGTAAATTTCGTCTCTCATTATGCTCTAGCTTCTCTCAAAAAACTTGACAGCATCCAGATAAACTTGTTGGTAGCAGTTAATCTTTCAGCGATAAAATTTGCTATGTCTTGCTTGTTTTCTTGAGTAGCAGCAGCAAAACATTCATTAAGAAGTTCAACCATAATGTGTGAATCATGAAGTAATTCTTCCAACATCAATTGGGCACGTGGCACTTTAGTTTGATCTTGAATATGTGTTAATTCTTGGTAGCGTGATAAGCTACCCGGGGCGTATTCATCCAGCGTACGAATAAATTCTGCGATAGTATCCACAGCTTCATAAGCGTCTTCGTATACTGCCTGTAGGAATTGGTGATATTGGTAAAAGTCCTTACCTTCCACGTTCCAGTGAAAAAAGTGCGCCTTCAAGTAGTAACTGAAGTCACTAGCCAATAATATTTTCATCAAGTCTGTTAGCATTACTTTTTCCGTTTGTATTGTTTATATGAATCCGGCGTATTAGGCGTTGAATTCAACTCAGTAGTATATTTACCTAAAAATAAATTATCTGGACTAATTCTACGCTGAACTGTACCCATGGGCATAGACACAGTGGCAATGCTACCTGAGCTAGTGGCGCCTGCCGATGCATCTTCCTTGAGTCCCACAAATTCATACAATCTCATTCTAATATCCTAAAATGCGCATCGTCCAGTATTTCTGCTGGTCCAAAATCTACTGATAAACTGCCTATCTTTAGCTGGGCTAAATTAGGTGATAGCAACTCATATCTTACCTCATATACACCTGGTTCAGCTTCAACCTGTAGGTTTTCTTCCAGGGCACTATCAGTCCAGACCCAAGTACGTTCGGTAAACAACTCGTTATTAATGTACAAACGGTAAATGGGGCTTATTCCCTCCCATTCGCAATCAATATTACTCAGTATGCGTACAAATTGTTTGGCCATACTGTATTTAGCGGATTATTTCTTATGTCCATTTCGCATATTCAGCTGCCAACGAGCTAACTGCCCTTTACGACCTTTTGCGTGGCTTGCTTTAGTTAATTCTGCTTTTGTAGCATGTTTGGGTATACCGTGTCTAACGCTGTCACCGGGGCGGCCTGGACCTTTACCATCAGCAAAGTTTTCGTATACGTTGATACCGATACCTGCTTCATCTACATCTTTTTTCAAAAATGTATCAGCAAACTTTTTGCATAAATGCCGTAGCTTGTTATTTTCTGTGATGACAATAGCGAAGTCGTTGTGTTCATCATGCTGCGTGGGATCACGATATCCGCAATAGGCCATCTTAACATGTTTTTCATTTAATTCGCTGGTACAGGTTGTTTCTTTAACGTCACCTGTATCTTGATTACAGGGGCTTAGTGTAGTGACCACTACAGACCCCGCTGGTAGCTCACCGTATTCTCTTTCATAGTTGTCTACGGCAGCTCGTTCGGCATGTATGCGTTCATTGCCATATAGATAGTTTACGCCTGTTGCTACTCGACCCATGGGATCTATTACTGCTGCTGCTACCATGCCATAGAAATCCGAATTATCTTTTTGACCATCAATAATCATTCCGCAAAGGTCGGCTAGTAATCCGTCTAGTTGTTCACGGCTAAATCGTGCTCTTCGGGCGGGGGTAAAGTCACTGAGTATCATTGTTTAAACTCTAAATATTCCACCATCATACGATTGACCAATCCATCAGGACGTAGTTCTTGAGGATGACCCTGCCTATCTGTATTCAATAGGAAACTGTTAGCAGCCTTGCCTAATGCGCCTGGTCTGACATCAACTGTCAATGCCATCTCAAAACGTGGATCATTGGCTTCTGCTGCGGTTGGAATATAACCGGATGATTCTTTTAAACCTTTCGTCACATCTTGGTCACCGTCAATCATCCATACTTTAGCAGGAATTCCTTTGATGTAATTTGCGGTTCCTAGTCTGGTCTTACCGCCAATTAACCACAAACCTTTACTTGTTTTTAGTATGATAGGCATTT